ATCTAACAACTGTATGGGTAAGGCGGTAGTGGTTAATGGCGGTACTGGTAATAGTGCTTGGGGTAACAAATTTGACAATACAGATGATTTACCATAAGGAGGTAGTAATATGTTTAGAATGTTAGGAAAAAAAGTTGAGCTATACAGATATACAGTGACCTACACTGAAAATGAAGAAGTGATGATTGAATACTGCATTTCGGAGGAACACAAGAACGAGATTGAGCAAGTGCTTACAGACAAGGAAATAACATTTGAGACCACTCTAATAGACCAAACATCTAACGAATGGTTTAACGGTTTAGAATTTGACTCCTATGATGAAGCATTAGCAGTATTCAGCAAAGGTGAACAAGCCTATTTACAGGAAAAGCAAAGACAAGAATTAACGGACAACCTAAGATTAAGAGCAGATATTGATTATCTTGCCATAATGTCGGAGGTGGAAATATGAGTTGGTTTGACAGGGTGAAGATGTACTACGACAAAGGGTTATGGAGTAAAGAGCGAGTTTACAATGTTGTGGGAAAAGTTATTACGGCAGAAGAATACGAAGAGATTACAGGAGAGCCGTATATCGCATAAGGATAAAATGCGTAACAAGGACGCCAGATTAAAGGAGGTATCCAGAGGTGGCCGACAATAAAATTCCTCAAGAAACTAAAGAACAAATGATGAGGGTTCTTCGAGAGTTCGTAAATCTCGGAGTTATCGGTCGTGCGTTTGATAACGCCGGTGTACCCCGTGGGTACCATAAAAAGTGGCTCGAGAAATACCCTATCTATAAGAAGCGCTTCGAAGAGGTCAAGGAGATGTTCGTTGATGGCCTCGAGATGATAGCCATTCAACGTGCAAAAGAGAAGTCGGATACTCTTCTTACTCTTATGCTTAAAGCCCACAGACGTGAAGTTTATGGTGATAAGTCTGAGGTTGAGCACAAGGGCCTTAAGAACCAGATTCAGCTCGTATTTGCAGAGTCTATGCTTACTGAAGAGGAGAAAAAGCTTCTCTCGGGCCAGCAACCTGTGGAAGAAAGCGAAGAAGTTTAACTTTCGTATCCTTAGAAAGGAGGTGACCAATAACACATGGCTTCCAGGAGAAGACTGAGTCCTATCCGTCAACTTGCTAAATATGAGCCACATCCACATCAAATAGTCTTTCATCAAGATACTCATAAATACAGAGCACTTGTTTCAGGAGTCGGTGCTGGAAAAACTCGTATGGGCGTCGAGGAAGTCATAAAATGGACCCAGTTATACCCTGGAAGCCTTGGTGTTATTGGGCGTCTTACTTCTAAAGCTCTTAAAGAGACTACACAAAGACGATTCTTCGAAGTCTGTGACCCTCGACTTATCGAAAGCTTTAACATCAGCGAGGGCCATCTGTGGTTGAAGACTAATGCAGTCGACGAAGAGGGAAAACCCATCTATTCTGAGATACTCTTTATGCACTTAGATGAGCCTGGTCCCCTTGGTTCTCTCGATATTTCTTACTTTTGGATTGATGAAGCTCATGAGCCTGATGGTACAGAAGTGCCAGAAGCTACTTTTGATATGCTTACAGCCCGTCTTCGTCACCCTGTTGGCCCGTGGAGGGGCTTTGTAACATCAAACTCAGGAGGTAAAGACTGGGTTTGGGACAAATTTTTCAATCCAAGTAAACGTAAAATATTTAAAGAGTACATTGGCTGGACTGCACCAACTAGTGCTAATGCAAAATACCTCCCTGAAGGCTATGTGGAGGAGCTTTCGAGAACACATAGTCAAGCTTGGGTCGATAGATTTCTTAATGCAAGCTTTGATGCCTTCGAGGGACAGATATTTACAGACTTTGATGAAGATATCCATACATACAATCCTGCTGATATGGACATTAGTCCATTCTGGGAACACGGTGCAGGCTTTGACTTTGGGGTAAGTGCCCCCACAGCCTGTGTGTATGGCACTATAAACCACGATGGTCAAATCATTATCTATGATGAAGACTATGAAGCCGAGGCCAATATCGAAACTTTCGCCAGAAGCATTAAAAAGAAGGGCTTTAGTCATGTTTATGCTGACCCATCGGTAGTAAATAGAGGGCCAAACAAGAAAAGCCCTAAACAGCTCTATCAGGAACAAGATGTTTACCTTATTCCAGCCTCTAACGACGAAGATTTCTTTATTACTTATCTTATAAAGCTCTTCCGTGATAGAACCTCTGATGGAAGACCAATGATTATGATAAGTAAAAAGTGTAAATACCTAATAGACCAGATTAAAAATGCTGCTTGGGACCCCAAAACAGTAGCTGGGACTACACATGACAAAGTCAAGCGAGGAGAAGATCACGCTCGAGACGCATTAAAATACTTCATAAATGGTATGTGCTTTATGCCCGGGGTATTGAACCCCGTGGTACCGTCAGATAGTGAAAAGCCAAAGGCTCTAGTTGTAAATGGAAATTGGGAGCATGAAAGTTTTCTTGAAGATAAAGACTTCGATACAGAGAACTACTGTCACCCGGAAATAAAGGAGGCTGTGCTAAATGCTACTTACGGTAATATTAATAGCAGGGCTTGAAGCTCTTGCTGTTGCGTGTTTTCTACTTGGTCATACTTTAGGAAGGCAGTTTGAAAGAGCTAGCAAATGCGAGCTTCCTAAAGTTGAACTGCCGGAGGATGTTCTTGACCCAATAACTCCGGAAGACCAGATGTTAATGAAGAAGCTGGAGGAGGCTACCTCTTATGGCCATATTCAAAAAGACGAAGAATAAGCAGTACACCCTGTCCGACAAGGACCGTGAGCTTCTTGAGAAGATTCAAGAGAGGTATGTTGCGGCTTATAATATGAAGCAACAGTTGGGTATGGACACCCTGTGGGCAAAGTGTCAAGACTACTGGGCTGGTGACATAAATGCTCCAACTCACGAAGATGACCCCGGTTCTGAGACTAACGTGATTCAGCCAATTATCGAGTCTCAGGTCGCTGATATAGTTAACGGTGACCTCGATATTCTTGTAAAAGGCCAAGGTCCTTCTGACCAGGCATTCGCCACTGACGTCAGTCAGATTCTCAAATGGGTCTGGTATCACAATGACATGACTAAGAAACTTGATAGCTCTGAGAGGGACAGACTTAACCTCGGGACTATTATCATGAAGGTTTATTGGGATAAGGACGCAATGGGGGGAAGGGGTATTCCAACCATTTGCCCATTGTCCCCGGATTGCTTCTTTCCAGACCCGAAAATTACCGATGTTGATTATCTTCAAGACGCCGACTACATAATACAAACTTCTTGGTACTCCCGTAGAAAGCTTCGTCAACTATTCGGGGACAAAGCTCATTTTGTGAAAGCTGAACCCCCCGGTCAGGCCTATGACTCTCGTATTTTTGGAGAAGGAGACTATGCTGGCTCTGATAGTATTACAAATGACCAAGCTTGTTTGTTTGAGTACTGGGAACGTAAAGATGATGGAAAATTACGTCTGGTATACTGTACAAGAGATGTAATTCTTGCTGACTCTGAAGAAGACAAAGAAAATAATATTGCTTCTATTCCGGAAGAGTCTAATAAGTACCCGTTTGTTATGCTCCTTGGCTACAAGAAAAAAGGTAGACTCTGGGGTATGGGAGACACTGAACAACTTATCCAAGTCCAAGATATTATTAACGACTTAGATGACCAAATAAGAATGAATGCTCGACTTATGGGCAACATTCAAATAGTCGTTGGTGTAGGGTCTGGTATTAACATTAACAAGTGGACTAATAAGCCTGGTCTTAAAATACCGGCCAAAGACCACACCGCTTGGAAAGAGGTTCAACCTCCTTACATTCCTGCCTACATCAATAACCGTCGTGAAAAAGCCTTTTACGAGACTGAGCTTATCTCTGGACGCTCTGAAGTTGTTGAAGGTAGACGCTCCGGAAGCCTTCGTGCTGCTTCTGCTATACTTGCTCTTCAAGAAGCTGGCTCTCGTAGAGCTAATCATAAAAAGCTTATGCTTCAAGATGGTCTCCGTGAAGTTATGAACTTAGTTCTCGACTATGTAAAAGAGTTTATGACCACGGAACAGGCATTCGACATAACTGAGAAAGACAAAACATCTTATCTGTGGTTCCGTGGTTCTGACCTTAAAGCTATTCCTCAACTTACTCTTAATGAGAACTATAATCCTTCAAGCGATGATGCCGCCAGGAGAGGGAGATATAAACCCCTGTATGATGA